AATCGAGCAGCTTGTCATACTACTGACGGATGCTCGCGGTGTTCTGAAGGTCACGTTCGTATTGCTCGAACACAAGCGTGAGGAAGTTGTTCTCGCCAGTCACGTTCCCGTTCTCGTCGATAATGACAAGTACCTTGTGAGCGGCAGGAAGATTGCACGTGTTCTTGGCGTAGAACTTCTCCTGCGGTGTCCAAAAGACCGTGCGGTCGCGACCGATAGCTTGCATGTAGCCGACAAGGTCTAGCTCCTTGATAAGGTCGCCAGCGGAACTGCCGCCAATCTCTGGGCGCACAATCTTCACGTCGCCGTCCTTGTCTTCACGTTCGTGCGCCACGAACACGACATGCTTGCCCATGATACTCACTCGCTTGAGGAAGTTGATGAACATCGCCTTGCGCACGCCGTAGCCTTGGAGGGTAAGCGAGCCGTCAGCCTTGCCGTAGCGCGAGTTCTCCTTGATGATAGCCGCGCCCATGTAGTCGAGCATCTTGCCCGCTGTGTCAATGACGATGGTCTTGCAGGGAACGCTCCCGCTCTCAATCTCCTTGAGGGCATCGTTGACCTGCTCCCAAGACTCTACTTGGAGGGTGGGGCATTGGAAAGCGCCGTTCACACGCTGCACGCCGCCGTCGAAGTCAAGCAGCAATGGCGTTGGGGCACTCAAGGCAAGCGTCGATTTACCGATACCAGGCTGACCATAGATAAGAGCCTTGATGGTGTGGCTCACTTGCAACTCGCTTGGGTTGCGGAATAATGAATTACTCATAAAATCAAATTTTTAAGGATGAAACATATTGTTTGTAAAATCGATACAAAGTTACGAATAATATATTTAATATCCAAATATATTAAAATTGTTTAGCAGAATAAATCGTTGTCCTTGGCATATTTCACGAAGTCCGCCCTGTTCCTCGAATGCGTCTTTATGTACGCTGATGATATATGGCGTCTCACCGTATTCGGCGATAGGTAAAGTTCCTCCGCAATCTCGGTGTTGCTTCTCCCTTCACACACCAACTTCATCACGCGCTTCTCGGCATCGCTAAGGCGGGAATCCATCTTGGGCATACATATTATACCCTCATAGGCGCACTCGCCCTGCAACGGACACGGAACGCGCTCAATATTGAATAGGGCGCCAGATACATCGCGTTTTGTGTGGTCAAGGTTTCCGAAATTGCATTTGCAAAACCTCCGAACTATCAGAAAGTTATAATAAGTCCTATTGGGCTTCGACTTCTCGTAGCACGAACAAAGCGCCTTGTAAGCCTGCGGGTAGAGTTCCTTTATCCGCTCAAGCATCTGCGTTACGACAGGTGAACCTTCCACTAGCGGCAACAGGCCGTTCTCCGACTGGAAGAACACCTCATCAGCACTTACAAAGAACTCCATCACCTCCATAAATCTTCCTCCTTAATCCCAGTTATCTCACTCAGAACCTTCACGTGGCGGAAGTCAAGAGGCTTCATGCCATATATGCACCAGTTGCGCACCGTCTGCTCGGAAACGCCACATCTAGCACTTACCATTTGAACAAACTCCTTTTTTGGCGCTTTCCTCGTAGGCAAGGCCGAAAAGTAATCCTTTAGTGTCATTTTTTCTCGTTTTTCCATATTTTCATTTGGCTATAAAATATTTTTTGTTACCTTTGCCTTTGACATATAAAACCTTTATGCAAAGGTAATAACAATATGTCAAATATGCAAGCGCATCCGAAATATTTAAAAATATTTAGTAACCAAATACGCCAATGAAAATTAATCTTAAAAACCTACGCCAAGCGCATGTTCTCGGCGATTTTCTTTTGTTCCGCTTTGCCGTCCTGTTCCGTTATTGTTCCGTCGGATTGTTAATTTTAAACAATCTTCACAATAGCGCCCAAAAACACCCCACACGCTAAAAAATGCTTAAATAGTTATGGTATGCTAAATAATTTGCATATCTCGCATCTTTGTGTTATCTTTGCATTGTTATATTAGTTGACTATAATTGTTGTGTCTTCAAGCCCGTGAGGGCAAAGGTAATTATTTTGATTTTGTTTTAAGACGACTAATTTGCCCGCGAGGGCATACGTACATCTTTTATTTATGTTTGGTAAGTTGATTATAACAGATTGATTTACGTGTTATCATTCCCCTCAGCGGAGGGGTACATGGGGGAGTAGCTCAAGTGCGTCCGTAAGCACATCGGTTAGAGCGACGTCGTAAACGTCAGGTTGGAGGTTCGAGCCCTCCCTCGCCCACAAATCATCAAAAAGAACAATATGAAGATACATCTCGACATAAGGAACGACATCTCACCCACGCTAGCCTTGGAGTGCGTGCGGTTGGTGATGGCGCAAGGCAAAGTGTCCGCAGACGAAACATCCTACTGCTATGCCACGACCTTCGACACTTCGGAAGGCGAGGTGTGGGTGGCCGTGCGACCATACCGCAAGAGCAAGTGCTTCTTAATATATAAAAACGTATAGCAATGAACTACAACAACGAGGATATCGCTGCCTGTGACAACGACGGCTGCAAGGACAGGCTTACCTGCCTTAGATGGCAGCTAGGAACGAACAAAGACCCGTATCAAACCTATTTGGACGGGAGTATGTGCGAGGGAGAGTTTTATGTTGAACAAAAAGAATAAACACCATGAAGAAAATAGAGGTTATATGGAGGCCAATCAGCGATATTCCCACCGAGCATTGGGATAAGAACGATGCTATTAGCCCGTTATATTTAGTAAGGTGTGGCGAGAAGAACGGCGTTCCCATCTTGGGCTATTCTAATTATAGTTTCGTCACAAAATCTTGGATGAATTGTTTCCAAGCAACAGAACAAGGTGTTCATAAGGTTACTGAGTGGACTGATGTAATGCTTTGAAACAGGACATTGACATATACAGGTTGCAAGGCATTTCATTAAAATCAAAGAAAGGAGAATTAGTTATGACACAAGAAGACAAAGAATTATTATTGAAAGACCTTTGTGGAAGAGTACCATACCATCCAAAAGGTCTTGTGGTTAATGCCTGCACTGGTGCTAAATGTGAAGAATGGCTTACTTGTGCTACATTCACAATGTTTACAAATATTACAAATAATTGCCGTTTGTATCTTCGTCCAATGTCAAGTATGACTGAGGAAGAGAAGAAAGATTTGCTTATAACTATTGTTGGAAATGAGGGTATTAAATACTTTCAAGTGTTGTCAGATGGCAGTATAGATAATACAGATGAAACAATCCAAGACCTAAATAAGTTTAATATGCACTGGGTTAATTTTGATAAGGACACTGTTACACTTTATCTTGATTGGCTTAATAGACATCATTTTGACTATCGAGGACTCATTGAGAAGAACTTAGCCTTGGATTGTACTAAAGAAAATAACCCCTATAAAAAAATAAAGCTATGAAAGTATTTGGGTGCAGGAACCAACAGGAGTTTGGCGGCGGTCTTATCTTGGTTGCCGCTAATGATAAGAACGAAGCCTTCCTTACGGCTGCAATGAGTACCAAAGCACACTTCGTGTTTGATTGGATGGATGACGACGGTGCATGGTGTGAACCAGATGGCAATATTAACCATTGTGATTCAAGCACATATCCTCTTGACAAGTGGTTTGAATTCGAGCATTTATCAACTGACTTAAATGAATGTAGGATTATTATAGAAGACCATTATACTGAGTAGGTTATGAAACAGTACATTAACAAAGCCGCTGTAGTAGCGGAGATAAATAAACTTATAAAGAAAAACGAGGTATATCTTGATGACAATCCATCAGACCTAATACGATTTCAAAAGACAAGTGCTTATTCTGTTCTCAATAATGTGCTCCATTTCCTCGACACCATCGAAGTGAAAGAAGAACCTGTAAGCGAGGACTTGGAGGAAGCAGCATATCAATACGGGGATTGTTTTGGAAAACAATTCGATTTAGCATCGATGGCCTTTATCAAAGGTGCTAAGTGGCAGGAAGCACAGATGATTGGCAAGGCTTGTGATTGGCTGAAAGAACAAGATGAAATGGTTGGAGTTTCATTTGAAGAGGATTTCATAGAAAGATTCAAAAACTATATGAAAGGAGAATAAAATTATGGAAACAAAAGATTTGGTGGTTGGAAACTGGATTTTATATGAAGGAGAACCCTATCAAATTAGACAATTAGGGATATACGGAGTGGACAGGGATGGTGAAGACTATCCTGCTGTATGTATTGGAAAGCCAAAAGGTGTCGGTCTTATTGTTGAGAGAAATGAAATAGAGCCTATTCCACTTACTCCAGAGATTTTGGAGAAAAATGGATTTATTGCTAACAAACACGTTTATCCTTATCCCTATTATGAATATATAAATAAAGAAGATAAATTAAAAGTTGGATTTGCATTTCCACAGGGGAATAGAACATCATACAAAGAACCTTGGATTTATATTGATTCAGAAAATGTTTTTATTGAACATTTACCTTGTATAT